CCATTATACTTATAATTTGGTTTAAAGTCAACAGGCGCCTTTCTCCCTGTCCCCATCACAAAGATGGATCTTACAGAGATTATAAAGAAAAGTCAACAGTTTGGTTAAAATAAATGATGAAAGCACGAATGATATGCGATTTCAACAATGAAGTAAGCATGAAATACACAGAGTTGGCAATCAACTCGTTCAAAAACACCGATCTTGAGATTGAACGTGTTCAATGTGTTACACCCGATACCTTCCTACACCAAGACTTTGAATTGCAATTTGGACTGAACGATTCAGACAAATGGAAAGGAAAAGACAAGAGAATATCACCTTCTGAACAAGCATGCTTTGCATCTCACTTTAGAGAGTGGAAAGCTATTGCTGAGAATTCACAACGCCACCTTATTATGGAACACGATGCATACCTAAGAGAGGGACATGAAGATAAGTTCAACACTATGATGGAATATGCTGACCTCATTACAATGTTCAACTGCGGCATTGCAATGGAGTGCTACACAATGTCTGTTGGTATGGCTCAATTTAACTGGCACAATTTCGATCACAATATTACACCATCCTTTGACGGAACTAAATGGCAAATGTCAAGATTAGTGAGTGCAGGGCCAATGGCCGAGCTGTTGACTTCTGCCAAGGGTTACTATATAATGAACCCAAGGATCCAAAATGGAAACATTAATCCTGCTACGTGGTTGTGGCCTGATAACGAATGCAATAATATGGTTGTCACAGCAAAGGACGTTGATGAGTATAAAAGGTATACTAAAGGCCATTACAGAAGTGGTGGTTTACAGAATGCTCCAGTAACGCAAGTCTTTTGTCCTAGTGTGACTCGTACTATAGATCATGAAGACGACAACTATCAAATGAACATGGATGGGTATGAAAACAAAACCATCCGACAAATGAAGGTGGTAGATACATTATGAGCAATACAAAACAAGATAAAATAGATAGGCTTGCAAAAGCAAGAGAGGAAAGACTAAAAAAGAATCCTCCTGCTTATAAGGACTTCTGTCAGTATGTTGTTAACTTGCCAGAAGATCATGAGTTCTCATTCCAAAAGGTTAGAGGGTGGATCAAAGAAGCTAAAGGTCATAAGGCTGCAGCAATGCAAGCATATAGAATCGATTCTAAGTTGCGCGCAAAATATGAAGAGTGGAATTCATATGTAGCTCAGCTAGAGTCATATTTAAGGACTGGCGGATACTCAAGTTTGTTTGCTGGTGGCAACATGGAGAAGAAAGTGAAGAATGAATGTATTGCAATGGCTTACTATCCGAACGGTAAACCTAAAAGAACTTTCGGCGTCTTTTATAGAGACTGTTATGCTGAGTGGACACCAGAAATGGAAAATGATGAACGTGAATCATATGGCATGCCACGTCAAGAATATAATGAGAAAGGATACCTCATAGTTGCAGGAAATACTAAAAGTAAAAAGACTACAACTAACAAGAAAAGGAAGCCAATGGGCTTGTTACAAAAACAAGCATTTGTCGAAAGGATGAAGAAAGCACGTGAGTCAAAACTTACTAAATAACTACATGACGCAAAACAATGTGGTCCAATTTCCCAACCGCATGGGAGACAGAAAGATTGTTCCAGAATCAGAAGAGGAACGATTACTTAAAGTCAAAACGTATCAAGCAAGAATGATAATGGATACCTCTATTGAGTTGTCCTATCAATTGTTTGATGAGATTGCTGCACGAGGAATCAACATAGGCGAATCGCCTGACATTGAACAAGACATGCTAATGGTATGCGAATCAATTAAAGCCACAATGTTAAAAGCATGTGGCATTACTCATCCCCTTCACGTTCTAACAGAAGAAATAATCCAGCAGCCTGATGGCGAGAAGTTTAGGGATATCTGGGTTTCTTTAAGGGAAACAATGGACAATGATCCACTAGGGTAGTTGACTTGAAATGCATTATGTAGTATAATGTATCTTTAATATGGTAATAACTTATGATACTTGTAGACCTAAATCAAGTAATGATATCCAATCTCATGGCGCAGATTGGCAATCATACAAATATAGATGTAGATGAAAACTTACTAAGGCATATGATCTTAAATGCGATACGTGGGTATCGTAAAAAGTTCAATGCTGATTATGGTGAGCTTGTAATCTGCTGTGATAGTACAAATATTTGGAGGAAGGATTACTTTCCTTACTACAAGGCTCATAGAAAGAAAGCAAGACAGGACTCAGAATTAAACTGGCACGACCTGTTTAACTCTCTTAATAAAGTTAGGGATGAGTTGAAAGAACACTTCCCATACAAACACCTAAGAGTTGATGCAGCTGAGGCTGATGATATCATAGGTGTTATTTGTCATGAACATGGAGCACTGTTGGGTGACGGTCAAGAGAAGATATTAATTCTATCTGGCGACAAGGACTTTGCACAGCTTCAAAAGTATACTAATGTTCATCAATACGATCCGGTTAGGAAGAGACATTTGAAACATAATGACCCTCATAAGTATTTGCTTGAGCATATATTGAAAGGTGATAGAGGTGATGGTATTCCAAACATTCTCTCACCTGGAGATACGTTTGTTATTGGTAAGAGACAAAAGCCTCTTAGACAAACGACTATAAATACTATCAGTGGTATTATTGGAGACAAAGACTTCGACGATGTTGAGAAATCATTTGCAGAAGAATGGGTCCCTAATTTTATCAGGAACAGAACCTTGGTTGACTTGTCGCTTACTCCTGGCTCAATAAGAACTAGAGTACTTAAACAATTTGATCAAGAGCCTCCTGCAAGAGGCAAACTTTTTAACTACTTCATTAAGAATCAATTAAAGAACTTAATGGAAAATATAGGTGAGTTTTAATATGAAAAAAGGAATAGGTGAAATCATTAAAGAGGTAGTCTCAGAGAAGACTAACCCAAAGAAGATTAAAGTTCTTCAAGCTAATGATAGCATGACATTACGAGGTGTGCTAGAATTAGCATACGACAAAAGACTAACATGGGCGCTACCAGAAGGTAATCCTCCATATCAACCATTAGATAAATCATTCGACGCACAGGGACATTTGTACTCAGAGATGAGACGTATGTACTTGTTCTTGGAAGGTGGCAATAAGAATCTTAAACCTCTACGAAGAGAGCAGATCTTTGTTAACACTTTAGAAGAACTGGATCCTGACGACGCTGAACTTCTACTTCAATGCAAATCAGGAAAGATCAAAGGTCTATCCCGTGCTGTTGTAAAAGAAGCATTCCCAAACTTTCTGATTGACGAAGCGAACATATAAATGCCCCTCTACGATTTCATCGATTTAGATACTGGTGAGGTCTTTGAGGAAATGTTTAAGTTCGCAGAGCGAGATGCATTCCTGAAAGATAATCCCCAGATCAAACAAATTATGATCAAGCCGCCTATGATAGTATCAGGGGTTGGCGGAGTTAAGAATGATGACGGGTTCAACGATCTTATGAAAAAGATTGCATCCGAGAATCCTGACACTCCATTTGGTCAATCAATATCAGGTACAGGTAGATCTGCTAAGGCAGTTAAAACATCTGCTGCTGTAAAGAAATGGAAAGAGAAGGCTGGCGTAGTCGGAATGATGGGTGGACAGAGTTGAGTCAAAAAAGATTAACTAAGAAGCAACAACGCTCTCTAAGGCACCAGGGTGTGTTGGATGAAAACAATGAGATTAATATAGGCAAGTTCGAAATGAAGAACATAGAGCCTATGACACAAACTCAGAGCGAGGCTTATTACCAATGGAGTAAAGGTCAGAGTCTTCTTTTACATGGATGTGCTGGTACGGGTAAAACATTTATTGCTTTACACATGGCAATACAGTCAGTACTTAACAACGAATATAAAAAAGTTGTTATTGTAAGATCAGCAGTGCCTACTAGAGACATTGGATTCCTACCAGGATCAATTGAGGAGAAACTTAAAGTATATGAACAACCTTACAGCGCTATTACTAAAACATTGTTCGGACGAGGAGATGCTTATGACATTCTTAAAAATAAATTTATGGTCGAGTTTGTTCCTACATCCTTCATCCGTGGCACTACTATTGACAATGCTATCGTGGTTGTAGATGAGATTAATAACTTGACGTTCCATGAATTAGATTCGGTGATTACTCGATTAGGTAGTAAGACTAAAATGATTCTTTGTGGCGACATGTATCAATCAGACCTAAAGTTTAAGGATGAGCAAGAAGGTCTACCAAAGTTTATGAATATTATTGAAAACATGGATATGTTTACTGCAATTGAGTTTGATTTCGAGGATATCGTACGATCAGGCCTGGTAAAGCAATATCTTATACAAAAGGACCGCACATATGTTTAATCTACAGCTCTCAGACCTTCAGAAACTGCCTAGACGCAGTGTTGACGGCAAAAGACTATATGAGACCCCTGATGGGCTCCATTATCCCTCAGTCACGACTATAACGAGTCAGATGAGCAAGAAGGGAATTGCCGAGTGGCGTGCCCGGGTAGGTAATGCAGAAGCGAATAGAATATCTACACAAGCCTCTAATAGGGGTACATCAGTTCACAAGTTATGTGAAGACTATTGTTTAAACCTAGACATGGATTCTAAAGCACAACCAGCTAATGTCGAGATGTTCAAGTCAATTAAAAGTGAGCTAGATGCTCATGTTGATAATATTCACTCAGTAGAAGGATTCTTATACTCAAACTTCCTAAGAGTTGCAGGTCAGGTGGACTTGATTGCTGAATACAAAGGTAAGTTAAGTATAATTGACTTCAAAACTTCTAAGAAAAAGAAGCCTGAGAAATGGATCCAGAATTATTTTATACAGGAAAGTGCTTATGCATTTATGTATGAAGAAAGAACTAATATTAAAGTTCCTCAGCTTGTTACCATAATTGGAGTGGACGACGAGCCTGAACCTCAAGTGTTCGTTAAGAACGCAAAAGAAAGAAACGAGTACTTACTCGAATTTATCAAACTTAGAGAGTCGTTCGACCTCTCTTCTTAACTCACCCTTCTCTTTCGATAACTGTTCAACCCTTTTGTACAGAGTGTAAATCTGTTTAGTCTGTTCGGCTATCATTTGTTGATAATAGCCTTCCATCTTTACTGCTGCAGTAGGTTGTTGAGGAATACTGTCCATTGTTGTTGCCTTACATCCCACGAGTAGAATCCGTCTGTATATGACTTCTGCATATCAAGACGCGCCTGCATATTTTCGTCGCCCGCTACTCTCATAGCGTCCATCAAAGTCATAGCATGCCTGCTAGCATGTTCCTGTACGTCTTCTGTAAAGTCATACTGGAACGTCCAATTAGCTGAGGTCTCTGGTAATGCAGCTAGAGAAGGATGTACGCAAATACAACCAGCACTCATTGCTTCAATAAGAGAGATACACGATGTCTCAGGCCATATGCTGGGATATGCATATATGTGAGCCTTCTTCAGAGCTTCTTTAACTTCTTCATTTGATACATGACCATGATAAGTCATGTCTGGATCTGCTTTAATACCATCAAAGCATTTCTGATACGGTTCATTTCTACTAGCCCACTTCTTTCCATATATCTCAAAGTCTGAGTATACATCAAGATGCCATTTAACATCAGGTAGAGCTGTTTTAATATGTTTAAGGATAGGTACTAATAGTTCTAATCCTCTATGCGGTGTTGTGTGATAGATAATGTTAACACACTCTTTAGGATCTGGCTTTGTATGTTCTCCTACAGGATCAATAGCATTCTGTAATACCATTCCAGCACTAGGTGGGACCCCTAAGAAGTTTTCATATTGCTGCTTCTGCCAGTGTGACACATACACGAGCTTCTCAAACTTCTTCCAGCCGCCATCTTTTAGATGTTGCGATTCTGGATCTTGAGGAAGGTCATGTAGCCATAAAATGTTTGGCTTTTCTTTTGAAAGGTCGCGTACCCTTGAAGGTATGATGTTAAACTTATTAGTATACATCTTATCTACCTTATCATACAGAGCGTACTTCATTAGTTCAGTACCGCCCATAGCATCTTTGTCTGTTTCGTTCTTCACGACACCATTATCAGTGCCAGTAATATTAAGTTTCACTTTCTTCTCCAGGAAGATATACTTCCACGTAAGCCTGACAAGCAGGGCATGTTAAATTAGTTACCATTTCAAATTCAGGTCCGTCATAATCATTGTCGCCACCCCATATTAACTTGGTGTTGCAATGCCAGCATTCCATTACAGGCTACCGG